GAGGGACAGAGGAAAAATCCTACTGACCCATCGGGTGCAAGTTGGTTAAGCATTATGCAACCTCCCGATACTTCGCAGCCGACTTCGCCGCGGCTTCCGTCAGGCCGAAGCGCTGAAATACGCTGGCCGCATCCTTTTCGTCCTGCTCGATCGCGTCACGCTCGCGCTTCTGCGCTTCCGCGATCTTGGCCGGGTCGGTTTCGGTGGTCACCGAAGTACCCATGCCGATCACCTTCCCGCCCCCGGTCAGAGACTGGACGTAGGCCGCTTCGCGCTTCGCCTCGGCCGTCACCAGCTCGGTGAACTTCGCGACATCCAGCGCTCCGTCTTTCACCGGCAGTTCGCCGCGGAGAACGCTTTCGATGACGCGCTGCTTGGATGCTTCGCCCAGCGCCAGGCCCGATAGCGCCTTGGTTGCTTCGACAGTTGCGTCTCCCCGGAGTGCGCGGGCCTCAAGAGCTTTCACGGGAGATGTGCTCTGCGTGAGCGTCTCCTGAAGTTTGGTGATGTTTTCGAGCAGCGGCCTCGTCGCGCTTTCGACAAGAGCCTTAACGTCCTTCTCTTCCATTTCGGTCGTCTCCTTTTCTTTCGCCCGTAGGCTCTCGGTGAGAATCATTCCACCAGCACCGGCACGCGTTACCACGTCCACCGATTCCGCGCTGGTCAATTCCTTGAGTACCGGCAAACCGTCTTTTGACTTGCCGGATTCTGCGTTGCCGCTCGCTCGAATGCTCATGCCGACGTGCGGAGCTTTTTCTTCGACAAGCTGCCCGTGATCGGCGAACACTTTCATGCGCGCGTAGAGGCCCGGCCCCTTTGCGTGCGTCTCGTGGTACGTGGCTGTAGTCGACAGCACACCCGCCAGATTCTTGACATCGCCCTCCGGTCGCTGGGATTCTTCCGCCTGCGTCGGGTGGTTCAGGTAAACGTGCGTTCCAGCTTTGAAAACCTTCGGGCCGTCGCGTTTCAGAACTTCAGCCGGGTAGAATGCGCTCGATCCCTTGCCGGGTGCGATGAGCTTAATTTCGTAATCAGCCTTGGCTTCTTTCAGGACGATGCGCTCGAGAGTGGCCGCACTTTCGACAAGCTGCAAACCCTCCGGTTTCTTTGGGTCGGCTTCCTTCTGCTTCGGCTCCTCGTCGTAAACCACGCGCGGCATAACGGGCTTGCCGTCGCCGATGGTCGCCTTGCGCTTCTGTCCCTGCGTCTGGATCGTGTACTTTGACTTCAGGGTTTTGCCATTCGTCCGGTGAACAACATCGCCCGCCGATTCATCTCCGAACACGTCCAGCACGTAACCGTAGCCGTCTTTTCCGGCTGCGTCCCGCACTGCTCCGTCAAGGTGATCGCGGATGTTCCCGTGTGAAAGACTCGCCGCTTCCTGGAGATCCAGCGCAAGAAATTCAAACCCCGGCGACAGCGGCATTAGAGGCGAGTATGAGACACGATGTTTCGCGTTGACAACAAAAGAGCATAAAATCTTATAAGATAGAGCGGATGGCAGCTCCCAATCAAAAGCTGTGCACGCAGTGCAAAACTAACCCGCGCGCGAACCCAGAAGGCACAAATACCTGGTGCACGTCGTGCAACACGCGCTATCAGAAAGAGCGTCAGGTGCTCGCTGCGAATCGCACTGAGGCAGAGGGATTCGTCAAAGGCGTGCGGGCGCTGCGCAAGCTGCTGATCGATGAGCTTTGCAAAGCCGGTGGAGCAATGATGAAGGCGAACGAAGTGGCGATCTGGATCGGCTCCGTTCCGACCCCTGCGCCAGTCAACGAAGAATCTGAATCGGACACACCGGCTGCCAATGACGCACCGGCCCCTGAACCTGCGCTCGCCAAGTAACACCGCATTCTTCGTGCGTCCATTCCGTCTCTTCGTCCAAGAGCCCAGCGAGCAGTGCCGCGCTCAGTTTGGGACCGCAGCATTCATCTGCATCGTGAGTCTGCATCTGACGCGACCATACCCTTTCTGGCTTGGATGTGGGTTTGTCGACGCGTGTTCCGCGTTTGCGAAACTTCGCGAGATGTGAGCCCTTCGACTTCGCCGCCATCAGATCGGCGTGCTCTTGCTCCGTTGCTTGGTATTCGTAAACGGCTCCATCCAGGAACTGAACCCGCATCAGCCCGGCTTCAAATCCGATTGCTGCCACGTTCGAAGATTGAACAGGAACCATCTCCATCAGTTCACCGGATTATAGACGCTGCGAAACGAGAGCGAACACATGCAACGCGGGTGCGCTGTGGGTGCCTGGTGACCACTCCCGAACGGCATCGACTGCGGGATGTATCCTTCGGCCGCGTTCGCCACACAGACCGGACATGCTTCGCCCTGCATCATCCAGATTTTCTCCACGTCTTGACCTTGCGCCGCGAGCGCGATGGCTCCAGCATTGAACGCGTCCCCTACCTCGGTCATAGCGATGAGCGTGGCGCGCTCCTGTAGATCCGCGAATGCTTTGGTGAGCCCGTCTTTTCGAATACGTTCCTCGGTGGTCGAGTCGATCCCCGACAGGAAAAGCGCCGGCATGGTCAGGGTCGCGGGAATCGAGAGTCCCAGTTCAGCCGCCGCCAGTCCCCAGCCGTCATGCGTGGCCAGTGTCAAGATGCGCTCCATCTCGGCTTGCATATCGAGATCCTCCGGGTACAGGTTCAGCGAAGTGCCGCCGTTGTCACGGAGCCAGCGCTCCTGACGGCGAAAGCGCCTGCGGAGTATTCGGGCCAGCGCAAGGATCGCGGGTGTGACCATCAGCGCCCGCGCGCCACGGGTCAAATCCTCACGCACTGCGATTGCTAGAGCCAGGTCGGTCACTTCTTTTCGAGCAGCTTCACCATGAGTGCCGCACGCGAAACCGCTTCGGTCACCACCGCTTTATCGGCTGGGCTTGCGGGTTCTGGTTCGGGTTCCATGTCTCGCTCGGCGTCGTAAGTTGTCGGGGGATACTGCTGGTCCAGAATCTCACCGTAGTTTTCCACCCCAAACGCGGCGTACAGCATTCCGACGCCTTCACGTTCATCAATTCCCATTACCGACTGGGTTCCGAGTGTCATGGCCTCCACGATCGCCTTGACGCGCATCGGGAGATCGTCCTCACGGATGGCCGGAAAGTTGACCTTGATTACAATTTCATTTTCATTAGCCTTGGTTGCTTCGTACACGTGGCGACCATTCGCCAGTATCTTGCGATTCGCTTCGACCACGCGACAGTCTTTTTTCTCGACCAGCTTTCCAGACGCCGCGCCCTTGCTCACGTTCAGCACATAGGTCGCGATGGTGACCAGAACTTCGCGCCAACGTTCCTGCTTGCCCAGCATTCCGAGCTCAGTTGGTCGATCAAGCGTGGTAGCCGTCGCAAGGTTCGAAGTCTCCATATCGCCGAGCATCGTTGGAGGAATTTCGAACACCAGAGCCACAGCGCAGAAGTACTCGCGCGCTTCCTTTGGATCACCGCCCGCCCCCCGTGTGTTGAACGCCGCAAGCTGCGTGCCGGGTCCACTCGCGAAAATTCCACCCGCAACCGTGGGCGGGTTCATGTCCCACAGACTGCTGGCTCCGGGCGACGTCGCCACGCTGGTCTGGAGTTGTTGCTTCGCGCCCTCCAGGGCTTGCTGGCCCCCCTTGGTCGTAAGGGTCATGGCGAACTGCGAAAGCGCCTGACGGATCGTCGCACAGGCTTCCAGCCATCGGCGGCCAGCCTTCGCCCAATCGAGCGCCGCGTAAGCCTTGGGGCAGTCGAAATGCCACTTGGCGACCCCCGTTCCGCCCTTGAAGTGAATGACCGGACATCCCCACATCACCTTCCAAGAGCCGATGGTCTGCGGCTTGTCCGGTGGATCGTATCCCATGGCCGGATAGTACGCGTCTTTTGTGTCGATGCTCGACTTCCCCGTTTTGGGATCGAAGATCCGAACCCCCCAGCGCCGATGATAAAACCACGGGGTGTCGGTATCATCCGGGTCCGTCTCGATTTCGAATATCTCCGTTGCGTCGATGGTTCGAATGTTCGTTTCGCCCGTGTCTAGCGCGTCACTGAAAAGCACGAAGAATACCTGCCCGTCGTAGAGCAAGCGCTTCTGAAGTTGGGTCAGCGCCGCCTGCCCAACTACGTGCTTATTGCGTTCGAAGAAATCCTTCAGTGTGGCGTTGGCGTCTTCGTCTTCCGACATGACTTCCACGCCGCGCCCGAAAACATACGACGAAACGATATTGATCGCCCGCTGTATCCAGGGATTCTTGACGTAGTGCAAGCGTGAGATCAAAATCATCTGCTGGATTCCCCAACGGGAAAATTCCAGCCATGAGAGATTGATTTCCCTACGCCATTCGACGTTCTCAAGCGCCAGTTCGAGATCGCTGAATGTTGAGCTGGGTAGAACCGTTTCGCGTAGATTCGTCGGCCCTTCCTTCACGCGGGATGCCGCGAAGCTGATGAGCTTGTCCGTTTCCGAAAGCACCGAGGCGTCGACGCGCCACGGTCCAGAGCCCGCCATTTGCCGGGCCTCGATCAGTTCCGAGACACGTTCGCCGTATTCGCGCGCACGTTGGGCTTCGTTGTCGCGTTCGATTTGCTGATTGAGCAGTTCCCGCAGGACGCGGTTTTCCGCTTTTAGGTCGGGTTTGGGTGTGAGAGCTTTGACGAAACGGATTAACAGGCTTCGAAGCCAGGTGCGCATGAACGCAAGATTACACCAGTAAGCCCGCGAAGTGTTCGCGCCCGTACTTCACGATCTGTTCATCGCACCAAGCGCGCTGCCACGGCTCTGCGTCAACGTGCAGGTACTTCATCAGATCGGCATAGTCTGACCACCAATCCGCAGGGGCTTGCTGGTAGGTCCAACTCCCCGGATGGTCGTGCGGTGGACGCCCGTGCTCGGCCATGGAATACATAGCTTCGATTTCGTGCGCCGGTTTGTTCGGGAACTTCATCCGCTCAGAGATTCGATAGAAACGATGCTTTTGCTTCAGCCGCTCTTCGGGAACTCCCCACAAATGCATGACGCCTCCGGTTCCCTGACGCACCGGCCGGAACGCGTTCAGCGGCACGCCACGGGGTTCCCGATGGTGATGGTCGTATCCTTCGCAAGCCCAATGTAAACGTGGATTGTCTGCGAAAGCTGTACTAAACCATCGTCGCGACCAAATTCCGTTTGAGTGGTATCGGCCAATCGAGCCGCGCATGTTGTAGCCCGGCAGCATGAGAATGTTTCCAGGTTCGCACGCTTCCACGATGGAGCGAATGTTCGGGAGCAGGTTGCCGGTGAGGATTTCATCAGCGTCGATTATTGCGATGTGGGTTGCGCCTTCCTCGCGTGCTTCGTCCAGAAGCATCTGACGCTGCGCCATCTCGCGCCACTGATCCTCTCGATCATCGCGGATCAGGAATCGATCTGCGCCGAACTCGCGATGCAGTTCGTTCATGATATCGCGGGATGCATCGCCGGAGGCATGATCGGCAACGATGAGCATGTCGCACCACTTGAGCGCAACGCGCGCCGAGAGGCCAAGTATCCAGGATTCGTTACGGACTGGCATCAGGCCGACAAGCTTCATAGGAGATGGTCCGCCATTGGAGTCGGTAGCTTGCGAGTCAGATCAACCGGACTGCATTCGTGAATCGGCCCTGGTGTGATTTCAGCGTAGCCGGTGGTCAATTCTGCACCAGGCCATGCGGGTTCGTCACTGATTGAAGCTGCGATGTTTCGCAGTTGACCTCGCGATTGAATCACCTCGCAGCACCGCACGCAGCGTTGCTCGGTAGCCATTGGCACGCCCGCCAAATGTCTAATGAGCATCAGTACGCCCCGTCCGCCAGCAGCACTGTGCGCGGATCGTTCGCTTCATCCGCTCGCCCGTACGCAAACCACTCTGGAGGCCGCGTGAGCTTCACGCCGTTCCGGTGAGCCAGCACCGAAAGCGCCGTCTGGTCGTGGCGATGGCCGCGAACTTCAGCCGGGCCGCACGGTCGGCATCGGGTATCACCACCAAGGTGCGCCGGCGCGACTTCGCCATTCAGCCACGGCCCACAGAATGCCTTCGTCTCCTTCGCGAGCCGCTCGTACTCCACCAGAATTGCATTACCCACTCGATGATTCACCGACAGCCCGAATGCCGTAGCTACCACGTGCGGGATGAGCCGATTCACGGGTCGCATTTTCTCCACAAACTCCGTATCGCGGTTCACGTCGCGGGGGCCGCTGAGCTGGTGACGGATGTATTCCTCACGAAACAGATCCGGGTATGCTGAGTCCGCCGTCCATTCGGCATTGGTGTAGCCGTTCTCGGATATCCACGCGCCTTCGGCCTCGATCTTTTCCCATAGCGGAGTAAGATCGCGGATCGGAAGAATG